GCCCGCCTCGATGGGCAGGGTCCGGCTGATGTTGGTGAATGGCCGGTCATTCTGACGATGCGTGATTTCCTTTCCCTCTGGTCTGATGGTGAGTGAACCGGGCGGGCTGGCGATCCTGCTATACCGACAAGGGGTCAGGATGCCGGTCGCGTTGCATGTTGAGGCGTGCCCGGATTGCCGCGCGATCCTCGCCCCGATCATGGCCGCCGTCACCCACTGTCCCTCGAACCGCTCAACTGATGAAAGGTGAATACCGAAATGGAAACGGAGAACGTATCCCAGGAGGATGCGGAAGATACTGGGTCGCCGGGTGCGACACGGCCAGATATGGTGCCCAGGTCTGAGGTGGAGCGGGCACGTCGCGAGGCACAGAACCTACGGGCGCGGTTGAAAGAGGCCGAGCCGTTGGCGGAGCGGGCGAGACAGTTGGAATCCGAAACGGAAACCAACACCGAATCGTTGCGGCAGCGTGCGGCCGACGCCGAGGCCAGATCAGTGATGTTGGAAACGCAACTGGCGCGGATCAGGATAGCGGGCGAGAAAGGGATACCAGATTTCGCCGATTTCCTCACCGGATCGACGGACGAGGAAATCGCCGCTAATGCTGACCGTCTCATCGAGCGGCTCCCAGGCAGAGCGCCGGGGCGTCCCGTTGAACAGTTGCAGTCGGGTGTTGTCGCGGCGGGCGGGGCAAGCCCGGACGTGGATTCGTGGATTCGGGCGGCGTTCAACCGCTCAACATAAACGTTAGGAAATAGGTAATGGTTGTTTATGATGCGGCCGTGAGTCGCACAGGTACCCTCGGCACGAACCGTGATCCGCTGGTCCCGGAGCCGATGATCGCGCAGGTCATCCAGGAAGCCACCCAGCAGTCGGCGATCCTCCAACTGGCTCGGAAAGTTCCGATGGCGGCGGGCACAAACCGTCAACCCGTCCTCTCCGTCCTCCCCTCCGCCTACTGGGTGTCGGGCGACACCGGCTTGAAGCAGACCACGAGTGTTGAGTGGGAGAACGTCGATCTGGTCGCGGAGGAAGCGGCCGTGATCGTCCCCGTCCCGGAGGCCTACATTTCGGATGCGGGCGTCCCGATCTGGGATGAGGTTCGCCCACTGCTGGGGCAGGCCATCGGAACCCTGCTCGATAAGGCGTGCCTGTTCGGGACCGGCGCACCGAGCACCTACGGCGATAGCCTTTTCGAGGTCGCAGACGGTGCGGGGAACACGGTCGAGGAAGGGACGGGTGATGATCTCGCCGCCGATATCGCGGGTCTCGCCCAGAAACTTGCCGAGCAGGGATTCCAAACCGGCGGATTCGTGTGCAAGCCCGGCTTCCCGTGGAACCTCGTCAATCTCCGCTCCGGTGATGGTGTCCCCATCTACGGGCAGGGGCTGACCGGCAGCATCAGCAAGAGCCTGTATGGGTATCCGCTGGCTGAGATCACGAACGGGTCGTGGGATGACACGGTGGCGTCGCTCATTCTCGGCGATTTCTCGAAAGCGATTGTTGGCGTCCGGCAGGACGTGTCGTTCAAGGTGTTTGATCAGGGTGTGATCACCGACGCCGATGGTGTGGTGGTGCTCAACCTGATGCAGCAGGATTCGGTTGCGCTGCGGGTGACGGTCCGTTTCGGTTTCGCGACGGCGAACCCGGCGACTGTTCTCGGTGGGGGCGCGCCGTTCGCCGCCCTCGTGCCGCCCTCGGGACCGTGACAGGCGCGGGCCTCCCACGTCCGCAGACCACCCCGACACGAACTGTCGCGGCGGTCGGGGCGGGCGTGGGAGACCCGACCACCACCTGGGTCTGCCACGCCCCATGCGTGATCGACGGGTCACGGTTCGAGGCGGGCAGCCGGTTCATGGTCGATGTTCCCCGGTTTCTGGTGGATCTCGCCGGGCTGGTCGCAGACGGAACAATCACAGGGCTTGTCATCGAGGAGGCGGAATAGTGTTGCTGGCGTCGGCTGATGACGTGACCGCTCTCCTGGGCGGGTTCCCGCCCGACGACCCGTCGCGGGTCGATGCGCTCCTGGGGCAGGCGTCCGCGCGGTTCCGCGTGGAGGCGGAACACAATTTTGATGCCGCCGAAACGTCGCTGATCCTCCATCTCGTGGAACAGTCGGTGATCCTCCCGTACCGTCCCGTCCTCGGCGTGTCCGAGGTGCGGGCCGTTGACGAGACAGGCACACCGAGCACGACCCTCGGCGGATGGATGTTCGACGGGATCGGGACGGTCCGCCTCTCCGATTACGGGTGGGCGATCAACGCCGCCGCGTACCGGGCGAAAACTGTTGCCGTGACATGGGAACACGGGTACGAGACGGTCCCGGAGGACGTGCGTTGGACGGTCGCACAGATGGCGGCACGCGCCTTATCGTCGCCCGCACCGGCGGCGGTCACGGGCGAAACAGTCGGCGCCTACTCGTATCAGACGGGTGCGACGGCCGCTTCGGGCGCGTCCGGGATGACCGCCGATGAGATGCGCATAGCCAGGAAGTATCGTGCCCGCCCCAATTCGGCGAGCGTGATCCTATGATCCCGGACAGGTTGTTACGCCCGATGCGGCATCTCACCCGACAACAGTCCGGCGTGGACGCCTACGGCGCGCCCGTCTGGATCGACACCGTTTCGACCATCCGGGGCCGGGTCGATCAGACGATGCGGCGGGAGGACCGTGGGGATGGTCGGATCGCGGCGGTCGGCGAATGGCTCCTGGTGAGCCTGATCACGGTGGCGGCCACCGACCGGATCGAGGCGGACGGAAACATCTTCGAGGTTATCGGCCCATCGTGGCCCGTCTACGCATCAACCGCCGTCCACCATTACGAATCGACGCTGCGGCTGGTGGACGGATGATGATTGTTGTCCCGAACGGGCGTGGGATTCACCGCCTGCTAACCTTACCGGGCGTGCGGACGCTGGTCGTTTCCGAGGCGGACGAGTTGGCGTCCCGTGCCGCCGGGATCGTCGGCAGCGTCTCAGGTTTCCCCACCCCGACGGTCGGCACAACCCCCACACCGGAACCGGTCATGCGGCGGATCGACACGACCACCCAAGGTGGTCGTGCCCGGAGCGTGATCCTCGCGAACCACCCAACCCCATCGGGACGCGACGCGGGACGTGACGCCCTCCGCGTCGTCCTCGGAGTGTCACGATGACGAACATTCGGCAGTGGGCTGACGCGACCCTCATCCTCATCGGACGACTCCAGGCCGCGTTCCCGAATGTTCCTGTCCTGCCCGTGGTTCCCACCCCACGGCCGGACAGGATGTTGGTTGTTCGTCGCGTCGGCGGCTCGCATGACGGGGTGCTCGATCAGGCGCGGATGGATATTGAGGTCTGGTCGGGCACACCGGACAGTGGCCTCGCCCCGGTGTGGGAGTTGGTGGGGCTGGTCCGCGAAACAGTCCGCACGCTGGCCGGATCGGGTGGGATCAGCCGCGTGGACGAGCGGGGCGTCGCGTTGGCGGTTGACGGGCAGACGGGCTGCCCACGGGTTCTGCTGGGTGTCGTCATCTGGCTGATCCCCGGCGCATAAGATCAAACAAGGGAGAAAAGAGTTATGGCTGTTACTGATGTTCTGGTCGGGTCGGACGGGATCGCGTATGTTGCGCCGGTCGGGACCGACCTCCCCACGGATGCCCTCGCATCCCTCGACACTGATTTCGTAGACCTGGGTGAGATCAGCCAGGATGGTCTCGAATCGGCGTTCGATGTTTCCACCGACACGATCAAAAACTGGTCCGGCGAGACGGTAAAAATCGTCAAGAAGGAAACCGATTGCACGTTCCAGTTGACGTTCCTCGAAACGAACAAGACTGTCCTCGGCCTGTTCTACGGCGCGGATGTCGAGTCGGTCGATGGTGGCGCGGGGCCGGACAGTAGCAAAATCCTGCTGACCGCTGGGACGCTCACCGAAATGGCGCTCATCATCGTGGTGACCGACGCCGGGTCCGACAGGTTGAAGCGGTATGTTCTGCCGCGTGTGGTCGTGTCTGACCGGGACAAGGTGTCGGACAAGAATGATGAGGCGGCCGCCTACCAGATGACATTCACCGCCCTGTATGACGACACTCTCGGCGGTCTCGGCGTGATCCAGTTTGACACGGACCTGACGGCATGACCGCGACGTTAGAGGCGGAATCGTTGGGCCGCGATTCGCAGGTGACGTGGCGTGCCCACAAGTTCCAGATCACCCCGCCGGAGGCGTGGCTTCCCCTGTTCACGCATTACGCGGAGCGGGATAAGATCACGCGCGCTATCGAGGTGATGCTCGGCCCGAAACAATACGAGACGTTCATCGGTGACCGTCCGACGATGGGCGATCTGGAAGTGATCATCAATAGTGTGTTTTCGAATTATGGGTTGTCGCAGGGGGAATGATGAGCCTCCGGCGGCTGGTCTGCGACTATGCGGACCCGCTGGAGGCTGACCTCGCCCGATATTACGGGACGGATCTGCGGGACTTGTGGCGGGGCGGGTTGACGTATCGGCGGATCGGTGTTCTGGTCCGGTATCTTCCGGCGGATTCGGCGCTGGTCGCGGCGCTCGCCGACACGGTGACGGAGCAGGAGTTGCCGCGTGTCGGCGGGCAGCGCCGGTGGACGGTGGACCAGCACCTGTTGGCGGCGGTGGTGGACGGTGTGGCGGCCGTCCAGTGGACGGTGGCACAAACACACACGAAGCGACAGTTGCGGCCACCTACCCCCCTCCAGCGTCCGGGGGGACGCCGTGGCGGGGCGAGCGGGGATACGGTGCGGCGGATGAGGAAATGGGGTAGGGATGGCTGATGAGGTCGGCGTCGGATACATCAGTATCGTCCCGTCCACCAAGGGGTTCGCTGCGGCGTTGACGGCGCAAACCGTCGTCGCCGGGAAAGCCGCTGGCGCGGCGGCTGGTGCGGCGGCCGGTGCCGGACTTGGTGCGGCAGGGAAGAAAAGTGGGGCGGCGGTCGCCAGATCGGTCGCCGTCCCCGCGTTGGCGGCGGCGACCGCTGCGGTTGCGGCGAGCATCCAAACGGAGAAAGCGACACGGGCGTTGGCGGTCGCGACGGGCGCGACCGGCGACAGTCTCGCCGCGTTGAAAGAAACGTGGCAGAAAGTCGCCGCCGGGACGGGAAAAGGATTCGACGAGTCGGCCGCCGTCGTCGGCGAGTTGAACAAGCGGATGGGGCTGACCGGCACCCAGTTGGAAACCATCTCCGGCCAGATGTTGAAATTCGCGGGGGTGGTCGGCGTCGATGGTGCGGCCGCCGCGACCGCCTCCGCAACGGCAATGAACCGCTGGGGAATGAGCGCCGACCAGACCGGGAAATATTTGGACACGGTGCTGGTCGCCACCCAAAAAACGGGGATTGATGCGGGAACCCTCGCCTCCCAGTTGACGAAATATGCGGCCGTGTTCCAGGGGATGGGGTTGGGGTTCGAGCAGTCCGCCGCCATGCTCGGTTCGTTCAGCCTGGCTGGGGTGAATACCCAGAAGGCGATGAGCGGGTTGAATCAGGCGGTGGCGGGGTTCGCGAAAAGTGGGCAGGACATTCCCACCGCACTTTCGGCGGGGATCGCGTCGATCAAAAACGCCGGGTCCGCGACGGAGGCGACCGCTGAGGCGGTGAAATTGTTTGGTGCCCGTGCTGGTCCCGAGATGGCGGTCGCGATCCGCTCCGGGAAACTGTCACTGGACGAATTGA